CTTTCAGCAATCATATTAATTGTGTTAGCTAAATCTTGTTCTTTTAGAGAAACTTGAGTAGCAGTATTCTTTTTGATGTTATCAATCAATTGAATCTGGTATTGAATCTGCTCTTTCTTCAAGTCTGATTGATACTTTGCTTGATGATGACGTTCTTTCAATAAAGCAAACTTATCTTTTAGAACTCCATTCATTCGCGAGAATATTTGAATGTCCAACAAGTCTTCAATGATTGAACGCCTATCGGATGCAGACAATTGCATGAACGGAACGAATGATGCAGATCCCAACAAAACAATCTGAGTAAATGATTTGTAGTTAAGTTTAAGAATAAACTTTTCCAAATACTCTTGATAATCTTTTGCTGCAGCGTCTTGATTGATTAATTCGCCATTGCTATAAATTTCAAACACGTTTGGCTTGATACCACGAACAACTTTGAAAGACTTATTTCCAATGACGAATTCAATCTCGACAACGCAATCTTTTTGATTGATTGCGTTTACAAGCTGACCCTTGTTTATGTTTCGAAATGATTTGCCAAACAATACAAAACACAATGCATCAAGCATTGTCGATTTACCAGAACCATTTGCACCTACAATTAGTGTAGTACCATTCTCTGATAAATTAATTTCTGTATTGAAGTTTCCAGTCGAAAGAAAGTTTTTGAATCTAAGTTTATTAAAAGTAATCATTCTGTATTTTCAGTTGAAAGTGCTTCGACATATAGTTCGCGCATTAGCATCTTTAATTTATTAGCATCGACTGGTCCAGTCAATGATTGATTCTCAATAAACTTGGAAAGAATCGTCATTGTATCTTCTGCTTGATTTACAATGTCATCATTATCTTCTGTCATTTGTAGTTCTGTAAAGTCTTCTACAATATTAACATCTGTTGGATTTACTTTGTAGATTTCATCTATTAGTTTTTCAAACACATAAGGATTCTGTTTGTTTAGAACCACAACTTTCACATAAGCATTTGCATATCTAGAGTAGTCTGCACCTTTTAAATCTTCAATCTTTAATTTAGAATCGTCGTAATTGACTCTATAAAACATTCGATTTGGATTCTCAATGTAATCAACTTCTGATGTTGTTGTATCCAGAATTGCAAAATACTTTTTGTCGCGATAGTCAGACCAGAACAACTCATATGGAACTCCGAGATAAACAACGTTATCTTTTTTGGAATGTGTATGAAAATGTCCGCTAAACACTTGATTATACTCGCTTAGAAACGAATGGTCAAGTCCTTCGTGACTTTTGATTTCTCCAATGAACGGAAAGTTTGCTAGTTCAAAGTGACCAACACATAAAGGAGAATTGCTATCCTTGATGAATTCGAAGATTTCTTTCTCATTGCTTTTGCATATCCATGGAATCATATCAACTTTGACGCCATCCAATTCAAGTGTGCCATGAGTTTGCCAAACATGAATATTGTCGTAATCTTTCAATAAAAGTCCGGGAGAATTAATATCCAGACTTTCTTTCCAAAAGATATCATGATTGCCAACTAGTGTGTGAAGAGTGATTCCTTCTTCAACACAGCGATCAAAAAAGTATCTGCGACTCTCTGTCAATGATAGAAAATTGATATACTTGCGACGATCAAACAGATCACCCAACTGAATGATCGTCTTTACATTTCGACGTTCTAGTTCTGGGAAGAATACCCCATTATAAAATTTTTCATAGAATGCATGGAAAACTTTAGAGTCATTTCTGATTCCGAAATGCGTGTCGCCCAGTAGACATACCTTCATTATTCTTCGCCCTCATGTTTCCATTGATAGATTTATTGATTATATCACGGACATTCGTAAGATGCAATAGTGCATGATCTTTCAAATCTTGTGGAGACTTTTTGTTTTCTAAAATCTTGATCCAATGTTCAAGCTGCACGGGCAATGGCGTCTGCATTTTGTTCTTCCTCCATAAATGAATCAAATACGGTATCTTCTTTTTTCTTTTTAGTCTTAGGCGATTTCTTTTGCCTATTGTCTTCAAACGTTACAATGAAGTCACGAATGAATTGTTCCGAATAAGAATCATGAAGAACATCGTTCAAGTTTGATGTAACGTATTCTTCTCCGTTATTCTCAATCAATGAATTGATGACTTCATTCTCCATACTCTTATACTTTATGTATAAATGTTTTTTCTCTTTTTGTATCCTACGAAGAAAAGCATAGTATATGATTTGAGTGAAATATGCAAATGGGTTCTTTGATTTTTCCGGATCAAAGTTATCAATGTAAAGTAAACAGTTTTCAACACCGTCAGATACCATGTCTTCTTTAAATGTGTAATTCGCGAAGTTTGGCTTTCGCGCTAAGTGTGTAGCAATTTTAAAAAGACAATCGCCGATGTATTCTGGAACTCTTGGTCTCTCGGTTTCATTTCCTTTTGATAGAGTGACTGCATTTTTGAATTTTACCATTTCGGATAAAAACTGTTCGTTGTTTACATAGTGTTTTTGTTTAGTGGTCATTTTCGCCTCATTGGTACTTGACATTTACTTGACAGGGGTGTAGAATCAGCGTGTTGGGTTTCAATGAAATACTTTATTAATTACTTTCTCCTCTGTTGATTCTCTAGATGTTTCATATTCATCCTCATCTTCTTCATTGCTAAGACTTGCTAGATGCTCTTGATAAAGTTCTTGATATGATGATACAACAACTGGTGTTGGCTCTGCAACAGCGAAGATTCCGTGTTTAAATATTCTTAATGGAAGAGAATAATTCATCATTGGATCCCACTTTGTAAGTGTTAATCGATATGATGTATCGTTATTATCTGGAGATCTATAAGTAATTATGACTTTCATTGGAAAGTCAACTTCAACATATCCTCTGCTCTCCTGAGCAACATTGCCGATGATTGTGTCGCCATTCGACATTTTAATTAATTTACAAATCATCATTTTTCCTTTAAATTTATATTATAAATTTTATATTCAAACTTTTCGTCATTGTAAATTTTTATGCGCTCAGAGAAATGATCTAGAGTGAAGTTGTTTTTACCATTATAGGATAAATCATCAGCAATGTCAAATAATATAGCTTGCTCTTTATTTTCTCCTAAACGCAATCCTCTACCAATCGATTGAAGAGTTCTAATCTTACTCTTGCTTGGTGAAGCAAAAACAACATTGTGCAAATTTCGTATATTTATGCCTGTCGAAAACGTCCCATAAGAAGCGACGATGATTGCATTATTTTCTGTTTCTGTTAGTCTTCTAACTTCTTCTCTTTCTTCTGCATCAACATTACCATGTATGAAAAATACTGGACGTGAATCTTCATCAAGTGTACTTTTAATTAATTCATGCAGAACTTTACCATGCTTTTCTACGAATTGATAAAGTAGTAGAGTATTGCCTTTTAAATCCATAACAAGATTTCTTATGAATCTATTTCTGGACTCTTTACTAATTATGTAATCGATTTCCTCTTGATATCGATAGCCTTTGCATTGTTCGCATGATTGTTTATTGTGCTTTAGTATAAGTGCTTTAATCTTAAACTTTGCTAGTTTACCTTCATCAATTAGTTTCTTTGTTGTTGTGATTTGCTTTACTCTACCAAACAATCCTTCAAGCACCAGTTTATGTGTTTGTGTGCCGTCAAGTGTTCCAGTCAAACCAAAACGATATGCACATGTAGTCATGTTTGTTAATATTGTGGTGAGAGATTTTGCTTTAAACAAATGCGCTTCATCTCCTACAATCAAATCAAACTTATTAAACCATTCTTTTGGCATCTTGTATACAGATTGCCATGTCGATATAATGATTGGTAGATTTGTATCTTTCTTTGATCCAGCAGTTATTTGATGTACTTTAGCATTGCTATCGTATCCATACGATTCAAAGTCTTTATATAATTGAGCAACAAGAGAGATTGTTGGAACAATGATTAATGTTTTACAATTTAAATATCTCGTAATGAGATATATGATTAGAGACTTACCAGAAGCTGTTGGAGATATTAACAGTCCTCTTCTTGCTCTTATTGCATAGATGAATGCATCTAATTGATAGTCTCTGACTTCAAATGGTAATCCAAGAGTATCGATGAATTCTTTAGCATCATTAGTAGAGAATTCGTCATATAGATCAACAGACTTATCAAATACTAATTCATAGTCTCTTTCTTTAGCAAAACTAATAAGATATGGTATAAGACCATAGTATAGTTGTCTTGTAGCTAAAGTGAATAGGCGAATCTTACCATCCCATATCTTATTGCGATATGCTGGCATGAATTTGTATCCTGGAACATAAAACGTAAAATATTCGTTTAGATCCATTGCGCTAGAACCTTCGCATTCGATTCTAGCGTATACTTCATTTAATTTAGAGACTACGAGTTTATTATACACCTTGTGTGAACTTCTTCCATTCTATAGCATTTTTAATTTGAAAATTTCTTTGATTGATGTTTTTAATAACTTCTTCAAGAAAGAATATTTTCTCTTTTTGATTCGTCTGGCGAACGTTTGATTGTATAATCTCTTTGTCAGAGTCTAGATACATATCAACTTCATTCTTCATTAGACGTTTCATAAAAGGTTCCCAATTCAATTCGTCCAACTCTTCTTGCGACATTTTACCATTATAATATTCGTACTTCTTTAGTTCCAACTCTTTACTTTGAAATTCAAGAGCCTTTAATTTTCTACGCTCATCAAAATAAATTTTAAGATACTTGCTATGTAGTTCTGGAATTTTGAGTGATTCTAAACCAAGTTCTGTAGAATCTACTGTAGAATCTTCTCGCCACGCATCCATAATTTGATCTAAAGTCATGCATCACCCTTTCAATGAAATGATCTAACATCATATCATAGTTTTAAACAGGTGTCAATTCGTAGTATGTGTAATTGAATGTGGCAGATGAAGTGACGAATTCTTGTGTATCAGTTGTTGTAAAATCAATCCCGCCAAGATCTGTTGGATAGACTTCATCAAATGTTACTTTCCAAGTTGGATTATTTGCATTTGTTTTTATGAACAATGTAGCATCTGATGTGATACTATTAGTTAATCCTGGCTTTTGAGTTAAAGTTCCCAACTTATTAGATGATTTTGGATTTCCTAATTGAAATATCCAATTATAAATTTCATACCACGATTGCATATCTTCATCAACAATGAATGATAGACTTAATGTTCCGAATGTTATGATATCACCAGGAATGCTTATTGCAGCAAACGGAGTGTTTACTTGTGTTGATTGTAATGTGAGTCCTGGTAGATTTACACTCTGAACAAAAAATGTAAAATTGGGAATTCTTTTTAACGTAAATTCAAATTTATTGTTAGAAAGAAAACTCTTATTGATCGGTGGAATGTCCATAATTATCTCCTTTCACATATTTATACAGAAATAAAAAGGGGATCTTAAATCCCCTTTAGACCAATCAAGTATGTATTTTCATTTCAATCGGAATGTCAATTTTAACCATCTTTTTTGGGAAAAATAAAGACATGAAAAAATCAATGATAAATTTAAACATAATTTTAGACTACTGTAACCGACAATGAAGTTGGTACATCAATGATAACATTAGGTACAACAACTTCTTTAACTTCTGGTTCTGCAACATCTGCAGCAATTGAAACCGATCCTGTGATTGGATCGCCCAAAACAACTCCATTAGCATCAACTGCTGCTGCAGTAATAACATAATCACCAGCTTCAACATTAGCAAAAACTACATCATATGGTGCAGCTGCTAAGTATTGAACGCGAGAATCGCCTAGACTAACCCGAATTCCACCAGAAACAACATTGCTTTCAAACTCATGCTGTTCTGTTACGATTGATACTGTTACTGTATGTGCCATGTCATTAACTCCTAAAAACAAAAAAATTAAAAAAATAATAATGTAAACGAACTGTCACAAATTATCATCGTAAAAAAAGGGGATCTTTTGAATCCCCTTTTAAAATCACTCTTACGGTGATTTAATCAAATTACATTAGATTTGTAATTGAAATTCTACGGTAGTAGATGTTCTTATTAGCAAATGCCAATGTTCCGTCAGCTGCAGATGTTGCGAATGGGTTTGCAACCATTCCGTAACGTGTCTTGAAACCGATCTTTGGCTGGAATGTATCCTGGCCAACTGCACGAACCATTTGTAGAGGAACGTATGGGCAGTAGAACAAGCCAGCGTCAAAAGCTGATGTGCCTTTGTAGCCGATTGTTGCATAATGTGTGCCAGATGTAGCTGCGAAGTATGGATCGATATAAACTTTGAAACGTCCATTTAGAACACCAGCAAATGTGTTGCCTGTGTCATCAACTTGTAGGCTATTTGCTAGAGCAGGTGTATAATCAAGAACACCAGCCATTTGCAATGCAGAAGCAACGTCTGAAGAGCAAATTAGGATGTTACCTTTACCACGGCGTGTTGCTTTAGCAATTGCGTTAGCTTCGCGCTCTAGTTGGAACATTAAGCCCTTGAACTTCTCAACTGACCAACGACCGTTTGAGTCAACGTCTAGGTTGAAAGTACCAGCTGTTGTAACGTTCTCTTGTGCACCAACTGTTGCTGTCAAGTTAATTGTACGAACGACTTCACGATTGATCTCAGCTAGGATCTCTGTCGAAAGAATGTTCGCTAACTCTTGCTCTGCGTCAAGACCGTGAACTGCTTTCAAGTCCTGTGCTAGTTCCATTGTGTACTCAGCTTTTAGCGCACGGCTACGAGCTGTTACAGCAATCTTTTCAATTGAGAAAGCCATTTCTTGGAACTGGTTACCAGCTGCATCGCCAAGTGCTTCAGCTTGTGCAGTTGTCATACCTGTACCGCGTGTGTACTCAGTACCAGCAGATAGATCAGCAGGAGAAGCACCAGATTGTGTAACTGCGTTTGTTGCATTAACAGACGAGAATGCTGTGTTAGCTTCGTTAAACAACGCTTCTGTTTGTGTCTGACCTGTGTAACGTGAACGCATTGCGAAGATCAAGCCTGTTGGACCTGTCATTGGCTGAACACCACAAATGTCATAAGCAATTAGATTAGGAGCAGCGCGGCGAACTAATGAAATTAGAACTGGATCGTAAATGTCGATGTTGCCATCACCAGCTGTAGAAGAAGATGCGCCCATTGCGTTAGCTGGGGATGCTTCTGTTAGTAGTGATGTTTGATTACGATAACCACCAGAACCAGCTGCGTCTTCGCGACATGCACGTTCTTGGTTCTCAAGAAGTTGTGCTGTAACGGAACGCTTGTGTGCGTCTTTGATTGTGTTTAGATCAGGATGATCTAAGACTGGTGACCATTTTTTAATAAGATTTTCGATAGCCATTTTATTCTCCTTTGAGATTTATGTTTAATTTATTTATAAAAAATTATTTTTTGAGTGTTCTAGAAATATTCTGAACATAATGACTCATAACAGGAGAAAATGACTCTTCTAATGTAGATGTTTCTTCATCCATTTGATTCGATTTTGTTACAACTTCATCGCTGTCAGACTCATCAAAATATTTCTTTTTTGTCAAAAGAAGTTTCTGCTTATAATCATTTTCTGTGATGAACTCAATGTTCTCAGACAATGATTTAAGTTTCGCCAATTGAACTTCAGTCAATCCTTCTGAAATGTCAGCTACGATTTTTTCTTTCTTGTAGCCATTAATTTCTTCTACTAGAGAGACATTATCTGTAATAGCCTTGTCTAATTCAGATTCTAAAATTTCAACTTGTTGTGCAAACTCTTCAACAATTTCAACTTTGTCTTCTGGAATATCAACATAATGCTCAACAAATAAATTCTTTAGTCCAACCATAAAGTCTTCAGCTAATTCAGCTTTAATGCCTGTCTCGATAGCTAGTTGGTTCTCTTCCATCCACTCTGTAACAACGTACTCTAAATACTCATCAATTTTTGTAACTAGATTTTCGTTGATGGATTGAACTTCTTCAACTAGTTTCGCTTCGAATTCTTCTTCTAGTCTTGCTGTTTCTTCAGAAACTTTTGCAAGAATTGCTGCTTCAAAGATTGATTTAGCATTGCTTTTGAATTCTTCAGAAAGCCCTTCGCCAGAAAAAATAGCAGCGATATCAGCATTCGTGTCTTTTAATTGTTCTGTCATGACAGTCTCCTTGTAAAATGCTTTAATTTATTGATAATGTATTTATAAAATATTATAGTTTTGAAATGAAATCTTTGAAAACTTGGATCATATTTTCTTCTAAGTTCTTCTTAGAAGACTCTTTAATGATCTCTTGATGTTTTGCAATTTCAACTTCTTTTAGAATTCCATTATCCCAAATCCATTGTTTGTTTTCCATAACCGCTCTAACGTATGCATCAGGAGCAGAAGGATCTGCAACAATATCAGCAGCAGTAGCAAGATAGAAATCGTCCATGACTACATTGATTCCGTCTTTTCTCTTTTCCATTGATCCAAGACCGCGAGTGGAGACACCTACAGTAGCACCTTCACTTAGTAGATTCTTTACAATGTTTCCATATGGTGTGTCCATGATCTTTGCTTTACCGATGAAATCATTTCCATCTTGACGCAACTCTTTAATCATGTGAGAAACACGTTCTAAATTAATTGTTGGTCCTTCTGGATGACCTAATTCACCATATGCACGATTCTTATCAATGTATTCTGTTTTGTATCTTGTGCTTTCTTTTTGTAGAATTGGAAGTGGATACATTCTGTTGTTTCTATTCTGGCGTTCAGCTTGCATGAAAACGCCTTCGATATAATATTGTTTACCGCCAGCTTCTGCTTGTTCGATAAAGAATTTAATCTCTTCGTTAATTTCTTGAATTAGTTTCATTTGATCCCCGCAGACTTTCGTTTTTTGATTGACATTGCTCTTTTTCTCAATATAGTCGCAATTTTCGAAACTCTTTTTCTTGCGCCTGATACTTGACCATGTTTACGATGCATCTTTTCTTGCGAAGACATTTTCACAAGTTTCCCATTAACAACTTTATATCCAGCCATTCTTGTCACAGCAACTCTTCTTTGAACTTGACCATCACGAACTCTATTTACCCTAGAGATTCCAGCTTCGCTCAAAAACTCCCTAAAACTTAACATTTTTAAGGGCTAATTCCATCATCAGTAGTTTCACGACTTGTATAACCCGTCGATTTTTTGCCTTCCATAATGATTGTATATGCACAACCACTAGTGAATCCAGCCGTTGATAAAAGAATGTCGCCGTTAGCACCAGCACCAGCATTGTTTGTCAATGGCATGCTACCTTCGCCAACTAAATTCCAAGTCCCAGTTCCACTCAATGTTGTAATCAAAGTGTTTGTGTTTCCACGCCAAAGCAAATTAACTCTAGTATTTGCTGCTGAAACGTTCCAAAACAATTTAGTGATTGACAATCTTTGTGTAGATGAATCGCCATTCGATGCAGCTAATGTATTAGCGGAGACTTTAATTACGTTAGACTCTCCAGTTCCATCAGAAATGTTTGTTAATTTAACTGCCCATGCTGAAGCATGGTCTTTCAATACTTGTGTGCTTACTGCATCAGCCATTTTTTAGTCTTCCATATGTTTAGCGAATTGTAAAAGATCTTCCGCATCTTCTTCTAATCTATTCATGAACACAATTCTATTTTGTTCATTTAAATCATTATAAACTTTATATAGAAGATCGGCATCTGCGCTTTCTTTCATTTTTGCTTTGATTGTGTTGTATGCTTTTTGAGCAGCTTCTGGCTTGTTCTTTACCATTGCTGATGCAACTGCGTATGGACCGCCTTTGTATTGATCACCAACTTTTTTCTTAGCAAACTCTTTGCCAATTGTGTGTGCCATCTTAGTTTGTTGTGGTGTGAAATCTTCTTCATCTAATTCATTTTGTTCTGGAAGATTTGGCTTAGGATGTCTACCCAACTGTCTTTTAATATCAGCTTTCAATTCAGGAATATTTTTCTTTGCTCTATTCTCTTTTCCTTTCTGTGTGCTCAAAAATCTGCCTGCATTTTTTGGATCGGCTGAGACCAATCCACGCAATGCTAAATTGTCTGCTTCACTAACTTCTTCGCCTAACTCGCCCATTCTTCTTTTTTTAACATCAGATAAAGGACTTTGTTGTATTCTTTTTCTTGCCTTTTTAAGAGCATCTGAAAATGCTTTACTTGTTTCTTTATTAGCTCTGTCATCGCTACCGACTTGTAGTCTATTTGCTTGATCGTTATGTGCCTTTGCTGCTACAGCATTGCCTCTTTCAAGAGAATTTTGTCTTTTAGCCCTTGCAACCGCTGCTGCTTTAGCTGCTAGATTAGAAGAAATCTCGTCGAGTTCTTCAACTTCTTCATGCTGTTT